TAGGGATTGACTTCCCACCTCTTACCATTTCTAGTTAGAGGGGAATTGAGCTGGATGAGTGGGATGTTGAGTTTACCTTCAGGAGTGAGATACATGGGATTGACTGTAACATACCAAGACTGAGTTAGGCGATTCCAGACAGCATCTGGGTATGTGAGAGATTCAATGGGAAAGTCAACACGATTGGTGCTGCAAAGCACAACACCGGAAGTAAAAAGAGTGGAATTCTTAGCAGAAATGTCGGCCATATGGAGGGGGTAAGGGAAAGGACCGACAGAACGAATGATTTCGAAATTTTCAATGTTGGGTTGGGCGACAGTGTCTCGCATTTGACCAAAATCGTCAAAAATAGTAACAAATTGATTGAGATACCCATCCCAGAATTCATGTTCAACACAACGCATGTAAATCTGAGACTTCGGGTCATCACAACCAGCTGAAATAGCTAGTTCGGTAGAAATAAGATACTGTAAGCGGGATTTACCAATCTGGGATTCACCCACCATCCAAACGGCTAGGGGGACATTACGAATTGATTTAACATCAGGAAAATTAGACTCAACATACGCTTTTATTTTAGTAGCTTGAACCATCATTCGTTGAAAGGCTTGTTTGTATTCGGGAGAGAGGATAGAATTGTACTTGAGAAGCATGTTGTGACCTTTGGCATAGAGAGTGAGAAGACGAAACTTGCCATCACGTGTAGTACAGGCTTCTTTCATGTTCTTTTCATAGGAATAGAGTTCGACTAAAAGCATCCAATCCTTAATTTCAGGGATAGCATCATTCATAATTTCTTCATCATAACCCAAGACTTTCGTCTTGAACAATGACATACACACAGTAACATTCTTCTTGAGATACTCGAAAATGTCACTAACAGCGACACAAGAGCGAGGAAACATCGAGACTTTTCTCATCCATGATTCAGGAGTGTTATCCTTACCAGGAATCTTGCCAACAAGGAACACAGTGCAAAGGGAAAAGAAACAAGCAATAAGATTGGGCAAGAGAGTTAACCAATCTTCAGGTTGAAAACTGCCAACTTGAGCGGCGGGGAGAACATCGTTAGGAGAACACCATTCAGTAAGAGTCTGAATAACATCTTTAGAGTATTCAAAGGATGCAAGGAAAAAAGTAGAGAGAACTTTGACAACATCAAAAACAAG